GCAGTTGCTGTAGTATCTTGAATAGTAAATGTAGGATTGTCGTCAACAAGTGAAAATACGCCGTTTGCGTAAATTTCATCCGAGTAAATTTTACCCCAACGATTTGATGTTGAACCAATTGTTAGAAGAGTATTTGCGTCTGTTCTTGGTAAAAATGTTGTGTCAATTACTGCATTGAATGATATTTTATCGGAAGAATCAGAACCAATTACCACATTTGCGTGTGTTACTACATCACCATAAACTGTGAGTGTATCAGCAACAGTACTATTGCCAATTTCGGTGTTTGATGCTATAATTAAAGTTTGTGTATTAGAATAAGCATCTGTTACATCGCCGCCGCGTAAAGCGTCACCTACAACAATTGTATTTGCAGAAAAAATTCCAAGAACATGAGAGTTGCCGGTAGTTTGAGATCCGTTAGTACCATTGGCCAAAGAGACAGCAGCAGTCGTGACGATAACATTGCTCATATCGTCAAAAAGATCATTCGACTGAGAAAGCCACCCAGCGAAAGTTCCTGATGCCGTGTCTATTTGCGAATAAGTTTTTGCCATTTTTTATTCCTAAATTCTTTCTACAATTGTTTTCAGCAATGTTTTAATTTCAATCATATCGTCCCGCAACTCGTCCACTTCAATCCTTAATTCTCTCATGCGTACAGACGATGCTTTTTGCATTTTATACCTTCTAAGACCTTCTACATCTGTATTTATAATAGCATTTGTAGAGTCATCGCGGATATATTTGTGCTCACTCATATTATGCCGCCAATGCAATTGCTCGTATGTCTGCTACTCTAGGCACCCTATGATGGCCTGAAGCAAGCATTACAATCTTGATTTGGAAGTACTTAAAGTCATTATAGACGGCTGTACCATCTGTATATTGGAAAGTCGATCCATCAAACGTTCCACTATCACTTGCTCCAACTGTTGTTGGAATGTTAAATTCAAATTCTTTAAAGTCATCTCTGTTATTAACCTGTGATATTGGATTGCTTGCCTTAGCGGTAAGTTTTGTCCAAGACCTTGTGTTAATATCGTCTGGATCTTCTTTGTTCAAGAACTTTGCATATACTTCAAGAGTGGTTCCTGTTGGTCTATAACCAGTCAAGAATACTTTGAGGTCTTCAGCATCTAATCCATCAGCCAGTGAAATTACTTTTGAAATGTACTTACTATTAGCAGCGCCGTCTTGAGTATATTCATCTGTACTATCATTGTTAATGTTATATTCATAGACTTGAAGTCTTGCGCTATCAACAGCAATCGATGGAGAAATGAATTGTCTTCCGCCAAGTGTGTTTAAGTTCACTTTAAATTCAAATGACCTGGTATCACCGTCGCCGTCATAAATTTCATTGCTTCGACTTTTAATTACAGATTCTTTTTCTATGAGATATCTATAGTTGTTAAATTCAATTTCTCGTGTTATACTGTAATTTGTTGAATTACCTTCATCATATAATCTATTAATATTTCCAGTTACAGAAGTACCAACAGGATTTGTTCTGTTAATATTTGGCGCAAGATAACTTACTTTTCTGTTATCAACACTTTGTACGGTTGCGGTTGCGCCACTGATTTCACCAGTAATTGTATCGCCAGCAACAATAAACTTGTTGTCTGTGTTTGCACCTCTTGCATTAGAATGATCTAAGTGTAACCAAACATCTTCAAAAGAAGTATCATAATGTGTAACTTGGCCGGCAATTGTCTTATACCAATTAGCTGTCGCATTAGATGTTTTTGGAACGTCTGCAAGAACAATCACAGTATTATTGGTGACGGTTGCAACTTCTAATACATCAACCACCGTGCTATTTGCATATACAACAACATAGTCGCCAGATTCAACGGTTGAAGTAAAGGTTGTCGTAGTACCTATTAGTGTTGTATTACCAGCAACCATATTTACTGTACCGGCAGAATTTGCTTCTTCAATATAAGCATATTCACCAAGTTTGAAGGCCGCAGAAGCAGAGTTTATAGTTAAATATTCTGAATTTTTATTTACAAAAATGGCACTACCGCTAGATTGATTAAATTTTTTGTTGTATAAATTAAACTTTATATTTTCATCTTGTACTGCTGTCCATGCTCTATTATTTGTAGATGTAAACAAAGTACCGTCATCCATATCCCTAACAATTGGAATATTTTTAAGAACATCTGTATCACCTGTTTTGGCACACCAAATTCTATAATCTGGATTGTCTCCGTCAGGTAATAGAACAAAAGAATATTCTTCATCAACCGCAAGAGCGACTGGCGCAGGAAATGTAAATGTTGTAGCCACAGAAGCATCAGCACTAACCGAAACTTCTTCTGTTGTTAAATGTACTTTACCAAAAGGCAATACTTCTTGTGCAGGAAAACCATTATTTGTTTTCCTGATATACATTGTTACGCCCAAATCAGAACTTTTTTGAGTAAAGAATACATCAACTTTGGACAAGAACATTTGGTCTGATCCAGGAGCATGTTGTTTTTTAATCAAGAACGTCTGTGCAATTGGATCATTGGCCGTGCTGGCGTCACCATCACTTTGCTGTTCAGGCTGAGGAGGTGGATCTGGAATAAATCCTGTCACAGCGGTTGATGTTTCTGTTCTGTTCCTGGTCGTTGCGTTAATTTCAGTTTTTGGACTTTGAATATCTAAATTTAAAGCTGTTTTTTCAACTGAATAATTAAAAGCATGATATACTATAGAAGCTGATGTAATAGCATTATTAACTTCAGCAAAACTTGACGTATCTGCAAAAACCAAGTTTCTATCACCGACGTGGAAAGTTCCTTCAGGTATTAAAAATACGCCTCTTAAAACACCTCTTGTGTCTGTAGTTAATGTGGCGCCGAAAGCTCCACTTCTTTTAAAAACTCTTACATTGGTACCGTTTGGACTTCCTGTTTGTATCGCCGGAGCACAATGAGCATCTACATTCTGCCCATCAAAAAACACATGTATTTGTGTGGTCGGTCGAAGGCCTGTCACAACAAACCGAATAGGAATAGACCTCATAAAAGGATTAAACCTAACATCTGTTATAAAATCGCCAACTTTTTCCTTTGTTGTACTTCCATTTGTTACTTTAATCTGAGCGCTTGTTTCTTTAATTGTTTTTACTGTAGTTGTTGTTACTTGTGTACCACCCGCAACTCTTCGTCTTGATGTAGATGAAGAAGATCCTGTTACTTCTGTTTTTGGTTGCAGTAGAGACAAGGCTTTGTTTATATTATTTGTAAAATCCATAAATGGTTTTGCAAGATCGATATCGATATCAAACGCAGGAGCACGAGTAACATCATATCCAGCATCATATTCTGGAAAAATACCTACTGTGCCTTTAAAGTTCCAAAACTGAGATACACAGTTTCTGCCTTTTGTAGCATATGGATTTTCTTTAAAAATAACATCGGTAGATTGCAACATTGCTCTTGGCCCATAATTGACCATGTTAGTTAAACCACCAGTTTTAATATCTAAATCAATATCAAATTGACGAATTTCTGGCTGTAACTCTCCAACAGTTGGTTCTACGGATGCTGCGAATTCAGTATTTTTTACATCCGCTGCAAATAAATCCGTAAATGAATCTGTGAAGATACCGTTTTTAAATCTATTGTTACCATCTTCATCAACAATATCTTTGTCTTTACTTTCCATTTCAAGTTGATTTAAAACAGTATAATATTCCAATTGCTCAACTCGCCTATCAATTTGAGCAATATCTTGCATAGTGTAACCTTTGTTTTCAATAGGTGTTATTTTAACACCATATTGAGGTTTTCCAGCTGCGTTTGCTGTTTTAGATGGCAATGCAGGATAAGCAGGAACGTATATTGATGCAATGACCATGCCTCTATTTGAATTTGGTGGCGGCAAAGGCCTTAAATCAGCTGTACCACCAATAATTTCAAAATTACCAGAAGAATCTAATACTACCTTATCTCTACGAGGTAAATAATAACGATAATCGAGAACCGCATTTACATTTGGCGATACGTTATATTGAGTATTATTACTGAATGTAATCGCAGCATTTACTGCGGTTGTACATGTTGGAGCAGAACCAAATGTAGTTGCAATAGCTACTGTGTTTGCAGCATATGGTCTAAAGTCCATAACATCGCGTAAATCATATTCAATACCATTTTCTGATCTATAAACCGGAATTTGTTCTTCTGTGACAGGAGAAGCGCCTGTAATATAACTATCTACACAAGCAAATCCGCGACCACCAGCAATACCGCTTGATCTTTCAAAAACTTTTACTGTGAAAAGAAGATAGTCGCCAGAACCAATTGTTAGAGCCCTTGCTTTCTTTACATAAGAAAGACCATAGTAAGCATCCCTTTGGTTAGGAACCAATCTAAATCTACTTGTAACATCAGAACCATCAGTTGCGGTTGAAAATGTTGTTGTATGTTTTCTAACAGAAACAATGTCATAAACATCAGGTAGACCAAGAGAATATGTGCCGGATGTACCACTTGACGCAGCTGATACAATAACATATGCTGTTCTGCTATTTTTAATAATTGGTGTTGGTTCTGTTGGTTCTGCTGTATAATAAACGGTAACTGTGCCGTCAGCCGAGTCTACATCTGTAAGTTCCATTGTACTACCGCCGCCGGTTACACTAACCGTCGCATCATCCAAACTAATAATATCATTGCTTTGTGAAACAACAATGATATTTTCTCTTTTTACGGTATCACTTAAATCAGTGCCAGACAAGGTAAATGTTTCGTCAGTCAACGTAATTGTTGCAGCGTTTGATGTTAATGTAACATCTTGGTGCGTAGAATATGTAAATGTTGTATTTTTACCAGCGCCTGTAAGAATTTCTTTAATTGCATCACGACCAATTGGAAAGAAAGATTTCTTAAATGAGTTGTCAACAATAATTGCTTTACTTGCAGCTGAAAGAACAATGTCAGCACAACCTAATGCACTGCCGCTAAAATAAACAATTGATTTAACATCATTTCTAAAGTTTTTACTAGCTGTACTAATACGAATATCAAAAAGGTATAACTTATATTGACATGCAGCACTGCCTTGACTACCAGAATGATATTCAACAGCGCGAGCCTTACAAGTACCAATGTTATTGCCTGTGCTTGTTGGCGAACCACCAGTAGCAGCGTTTTGAGCAGTGTCATACAAACGAAGTGTTACTAGATTGTCTGTTGGAATTTTACCAATCAATTCGTCTACAACAACATAGTGACCAATATTTGGTGTTAAGTTTTCTCCGAGTTCTTCTTCAAAGTCAGTAGAACCATTAGAAAAATATCTACTAATCTTACCATATGTCTCAATTCTTTTTCCGTCAACATATGCTAAAGTTGAACCAAAATCAGCACTTAAATGAGTACCGTTTGCTGAAGAAACTGAAATAAATGGTGCTCTTACTGTGTAGTTTCCAGATTCTTCTGATGTTCTGCGCGCCATTTCATTACCTAAAACAGCATATTCAGTCTTTTCTTTTCTTTTTACTGGAAATCCGTTTTGATATTCAACCAATGTAAAGAAATCTTTATCATCATTTGCAGCTGAAACTGTTTTTACGGTTAATGTAGGAGTAAGTTTAAGCCTATCTGCGCCTGGTGCATTTTCATTAAAATATCCAGCAGCATTGTCAAGAAGAGTTGTATCATTGAAACTATTGACAATGGTTTCTGTTGTTAAAAATCCTACTGCTAGTCTTTCTGATGGACTTGTATCGTATTTACTAACAATAACAGATTGTTCATCTACAAGAACAAAATTTCCTTTTTGATAAATGACGCCGGAGCCAATTTTAAATCCTATGCCATTTCCTATAGAATTGCTTTCTACACTACCAGCTGCCGTTACTGTAGTAATAATAGTACCAGTAACAGAACCACTGCGAATTTCAATGTTTTCTGTTGCGGAAAATGTTTTGTTTGCGCCATTGCTTTTTAGATATTTAACATGTAATGTATTAAGATTTGGACTTTGTGCTTGTAAACCATTTGATACCAGAAGAATCTGAGCTGTTACGCCAGTAGATTGACCAACAGCATATTGATCTTTATATGCAGACATGACAACTGGTTGACCATCTGTCTGAAGGTCAAGAATTTTTACATAAGGAAAAGGTCTAAGAAAAGTAAACTGACAATCTTTGACAATCGTGCCTTCAATAAGAATGTTATCACCAAATCTTTCGACTTGTTTTTGCAATATAGATTGCAATTGATTCATTTCTCTAGCTTGAACAGCTACACCTGGCTTAAACAAAACACGATGAAAACCTTTTGTTTCATCGTAATCGTCCCAGTATGGATCTTGATTGAAATTTGTTTCTAAGCCCATCTAAATTAACCTCTTAAAATTCAAAGATAAGTTTTATTTTATCAGTTTGGTCGTTTGCACGAGTAACAGGTGACATATTTTCTATATATATTATTTCTCCAGAATTGTCCACCAAATCAGGATCAATTCTTCCTGTAATTTTTGCTGTAGCACCTGTAGTATTTATAAACTCTTTGTCAGTATCTACATCAGAAACGTTAAAGATTCCTTTTACGTTTGTTAGATAAATTGTTCTATTACCGCTTTGATAACTTCTACTTCCACTTACAATGCCTGTCGAAGCCGTAGTGTTTGCTGAATTATCAAATGGTGTAGTAAGACCAGCGTTCGTATAAACTTTGAAAGTTGTTGATGTTGTATTTGCAACAAAATATCTTGTTGGTGATGTATCATCATCCAAAGCGGTACCATCTAATCCGCTAAATGTAATGTTATCACCATTTGCAAAAGTATGTGCTATAGATGTTGTCACAATCGGCGGACTTTCTTGTGTAATACTTGTAACATATCTACGGATTATATCTGAAATTGAGTGTACATAACCAGAAGCAGAATATTGTCCTTCTGTTTGCGTAACAAGATCATCGTAATTAAATCCGGTATTGCCTACACCGTTAGCCGAACCTGTATCTGTAATTGTCACAGGCATTTCTGTCAATTGACTAAATGTATTGAAACTTCTACTAATACTATTAATTGTTGCAACTGTACCGGATGAAAGACCTTTAATTTGTGTATTCGAAGAAAAATCACCTCTGATATTGCGAAGTCTTAAAATATTACCACTGCGATTACTGACTTCAGCTGTAGTTCTACCAAGATAGTCTTCTGTTAACATACCTTCTTGTGTGCTGAATATTTTTGCAACAATTGAATCCGTTGTTGGATCGATTGTCTCGCCAATGGCTGTAAATCCTGTTGTTGTACTGTTTGATGATACCTCTGTGCCGTTTAGTTCAACAGTAAGATTAAACACATCATCGTCTCTGTTTGCCCATGGTGTAAACACAAATCTGTTTTGATAATCGTCTTTGCCTGCAACACGAGCATTAAGTCCTGTATGAGTGTACGCAACAGCACTTACATCTGTAATGTTTGTACCTGTTGAAACATAACCATCGGCGCCAGCGGTGTTTGCTGAATTGTCTACTGAAGTTGATAGACCAACATCAGAATAAACTTCAAATGTGGTGTTACTAACATATTTTGCATAATAAGTTGTCGCACCAGTATCATCGATTATCATGTCGGCTTCAGTAATAGAACTAAAGATAACTGGTGCAGCGTTTGCAATACCATGTGCTGTTGTGGTTGTAACAACAGCTGGATCAGCTGCGGTAATTGAACTAATTCTTTTAATGATTGGTGTTATTGATGAATTACCAGATGTAAGAATATCACCAGTGCCGATTAAAGTATCGCCAGAATCCCTTAATAGTAAGATATCTGAACCACTTGTTTCAAGAACAACGCCTTGTGCTTCATTATCAGAGGAGTCTGTCATGGCAAATCTATCAGCACTATCAAAACCGGTTGTAGCACTTACGGTTGCTGTTTGATATCTGTTCAGTGTATAAGTATATGTTTTAAGTAAAGTGTTAGACGATTGTGGCATATAGTGAATAATAGTTTCGCCGTCTGTAAAACTACTTGCTGTTGATGTTGTTAAAAACAATTCAGCGTTTGCAAACTTTGGATCTTTAAGTAACCCTACTTTGCGATAATCGTTTGCAATAGAAATTGTATTTGCTTCAGAATTTGCAAATTGTACAGAAATACCTACTTTGTTTGCATAGAATTCGTTTATAACATCCGAACCGTGTCCACCAGGAGGAGAAATAATTGGCTTGACAACTGCGGTGTTTGCTGATACAACACTGCCAGAAACAATCAATCCAGTATTTGCAGTTATGGATACATTGGCATAAGTATAACCAGTGCCGGCAGTAACAACTTCAATTGTTGAAATTGAATTCGCCGTTGTATTGACAACAGCAATAGCAGCTGCACCTGATCCGTCACCAGTAATAGAAACACGAGGTCCAATTTCAAAGAAAGATGTTGTGTCTGGTAGTGTAGAAAATGCACTATCAACAAATATTCGACGCTCATTGCCAGTTACAGTATATTCTGCGACTGTGCGTACTTGACCTGCGCCAGTACCAGATCGAATATAGAAAGTATTATTTTTATAAAAATCTGTATTGGATGATAAAGCATTACCAATAACTTGTACATCAGCAACCGATTTTTCTACGGCTCCTTGTACAACAAGATATCCATCTTGAATACTTACGCCGTTAACTGCTTCTAAATCAATTGTAAGATCAGGAGCTCCTTTGACATTGGTGATAACAGCTGAAGACAATGTGACTCCATCATCTGCAACATATATCGAATCGCCGTTTGCATATTTAAAATTAACTGTACCTGGTACTAGATCAGTTACGTTATTACATGTTACTCTAACTGTGCCTGAACTGAGAGAAAATATTAGAGTATTACCGGCAACAGCAGCTTCTTTAATAAATCCTGATGCATAACTGTTATAGTTAACGCCTGCATTATCGATACGGAAAGTTTCTAATGAACCAGCAATAGCATTTGCTGTAACAGATGTGTTTGCAATCACAGGAAGATAATCATCTGTGGCAAACTTTGCATAATTTGCAGCATCAACAGTAAACAT